GGATGTGATAGTGTGGTTCTTTAAATTATAAACAGACAGGTATTCATGCCTCATGTCGTTCCTCCTTCTGGGTACTACATCGAACCAATTACCGTATTAAGAAAAAGGGGGAGGAAAACCTCCCCCACAACGGGAATTACACTACTCTGTTATAGTTGAGGTCAATGCACTCAGCAAAGAACTGCACCTTACCAACCTGAACGGCATCGGTTGGGCTACCAGCAATCAGCACAGAATTAGCGGAAGCAAGGAAGCCAGTAGGGGGAGAATATGGCTCGCCGGAAATATCACGAACCCATCCAGTAGTCCCCAAATCACTCCCATCGTGGAATCCGTCCGTATTGGCTCCCTCAATACCAACATCGAAGTCGTCACAACCAGTATCAGCCCTAACCACCTTCAGTAGGACCTCGCGAACGATAGTGTTTGCTGGAATGTTAAAAACTGCAACCGTCTGAGTTGCTGACAGTTTATCCTCGGCAAAGTCAATTTCGTTCTTGAGGATATAGTGTCTATTAAGGCCATCAACAGGGATTGCGACGGCACTACCAGCCTTGTTAATCGTAGCCATGGAAAACCTCCTTTACGGAAATATTGTATTAACCCTTGGTGATAATTAGGGCACCATATGCCTCTGGTTTAATCGTCTTATAACCATAAACCTGTAATCCCCTAACCCTCTCAGCAAATGCATCGGACGGGGTTGGGATGTGATCTGTTTTAACGATCTGGGTTGCAAATGTAATTGCATCCCTTACGCCAAACAGGGCCACAAATTTATTGGATGTCTTGTAGAGCAGGTTGCTTGAGTATAGGGTGAACCTGTCAATCATACCGATTCTTCCGTTTCTTAATACACTGGTCCCATCCCCCATCATGCTGGCGTCCTTGACGTCAGATTTCTTAATCATACCAGCCATCCATGTGGGAATTACGAACCATCGCCCAGTTTCGGGAACATTCTGTTCGTCGAGAACTGTTCCACAGTCCACAATGAAATCTATGACATTGTCCTTTGAAATGGTAACGGGACTGGCAACGGTACCAAGATTAATGTCCCCGCTAATGCGACCAGCAGATGAACCAGCATTCGCGGCAGCCATCCCAGCATAGATTGAGGAATCATTAAAGAACGAACGCTCGATGGAAATTTTCATCTGCATAGCAGCATCGTCCGTCCATTTGTTCAAGAGCGGGAGATCAGACTGCACCTTAACGATGTTGTCCAGTTCGATTGCCCACCTTTTTCCCTTGTCAATCAGAAGGGTAATCGCCTGTGACTCTGGTCTTTCGTAGGTTACAGTCTGTCCAATTGCATGATCAACGACGGTGATGTCAGGAATTGAACGGATGATGACAGTATCACCCTGTTTCTTAATCTCACCCTCATAGTCAGTGTTTGTGATCTGACTAAGAACCGTGTAATCGTAGTATTTGGTCAGAATTTTACCAGACCAAATTTCAGGAATGAACTTGCTACGCCCACCGGCTGCATAATCAGGATGTCCTGGTTCTCTTGGGAATGCCATTTGAATTTCCTCCTTTTAAGAAATTCAGATGATCCTCCCCTCCACTAGGGCACGTTCGATTTTCGCTTCAATTTTTCGCTTTTCCTCGTCACGCCCTTCGTATTTCCCCCGTCTTACATCTGAGTAAAATTGTTGTATATCTGACGATTTGATCACTTCAAAATCTTGCTTACTTTCTTTCCCCGGTAGGGGTTTCCTTGTCCCAGCACTTTTCGGTGGTGCAACATCCTTTGGTACTTTATTGTCAGGTATAGCACCCTTCTGCTGTGTTTCCTTATTATTTAGTGTCTTGAAATCCTCAAAGAACGCCACAACCCTATTGGCATCCTTTCTCTTGTAGGCATCTTCTAATAGGGCGTGCCTACTAACCCCAGTATATCTCTCGACCTCGGATAACCACTGAATGAACTCTGGCGATTTATTAATTTCCTCCCAGTCTGGTATAGTGGTGTCCAATTTATCGTAAAATCGTTCCTCTTCGGAACGAGTGACTTTGGCTGATTGTTCATCAATCTTGGAGGCGACCCTGCTTACCTCGTCATTAGTGACCCTAACGACCTTGCTGGTAATTTTCTCAAGAGCCTTCCAAATGTATGGTGCTTCCGTCTTGAGAAATCCAACATCTGGATCGGACTCAATGTCTGCCAGTACAGCCTGGGCAATATCCTGCTGTTTCTGACCAGGTTCCTTGGGAATATCCTGAATACGTTTTTCGTACTCCTGGAGTTTTCCCTGGAGCAGGCCTAACTGATACCTCAAGTCCTGAACATCCTTATTGTACATCCCCCGAAGGACTTCGTACTTATGCTTAAAGTCATCCGAGGATTGACTAGGTTGCTCCTGACGTTTAGTATCATCATCTGGCTTATCTGGCTGATCCTGGACACCGTCAGTACTGCCCGATGCGTCACTGTCTGTTACGGGAACCTGCGAATCACCTTTGCCCGCATCCTGTTCATCTTTCACCTCGACATTTCCCTCATCATTCGTGTTGGGTTGATCCTCATCCTGTTTACTGCCATATAATTCATCGTACAACCTATCCGCCTCCTGACCCATTTTTACAACCTGTAGCGGAATAGCCATAAAACACCTCCAATTCGGCGATCCGGCACAGCGGTATTCGCCACTGTATTTCCAACCCGATCTGGCTAAGCAGTGTTCGGGTGTGGATACATGTCGCTCTATCTATAGAGAAAAATAGGCATAAACGTTATAACTGTATCACATGTAACACGTAAAGCATTAACCTTTTACGAATAAAATGTATTACACTCAAGGAAAAGCGTTACCATATCATTGATTACTAAATAATGAATGATTGTGCCTGCCTAATTTTAAATCCCCACAATGACGCGAAGGAGTGATTACCAATAATCAATATCGGCGACTCAGTATAATCACCCCACTTCCATAATTCACCGTTAGATTTTAAAGCGAGTGATAATTCTCTACCGGCACGAATATCAATAAAACTATGATTCCCAACGACAAGCACTGGAGATGACCTATCGTAGTCATCGAAAACACCTAACTGTCCCTTATGATTCCTGCCCCACGCCCAAACTTCACCGTTCTCCTTGAGTGCAAGCATATGGAACCCACCGCATACAACTTTAATAAAACTATGATTTCCAACTACCAACACGGGTGACGATGCATTTGTTAGTGTATCATTTCCTAATTCCCCATAATAATTTGTACCCCATGTCCATACTTGTCCATTACTCTTCAGTGCTGCTGCCATCTTACTACCGTACAAATCAGAGAAATGATGACATGCAATACTGATAAAACTATGATTACCAACCACAAGTACTGGAGACGACCTGTTTGTATTCGTATTATCTCCTAATTGTCCATATTCATTATCTCCCCACGACCACACTTGTCCGTTAGCTTTCAACCCATAACTTGCCTCATGGCCAGCACAAATTGTTATAAAGCTATGACTACCAACTACTGGAACAGGAGATGATCTTGGTATTACATTATTAGTGCCCAAAGAACCCTTATTATTATTACCCCATCCCCATGCCATGCCATCACTCTTTAATGCCATCATATGGTCTGCACCGCATGAAATCTCTGTAAAACTATGATTCCCCACTACCAATACGGGTGACGATCTGCTGATTAGGTTATTTGTACCAAGTTGTCCAACATCATTAGCTCCCCAAGTCCAAACTTGCCCATTATTTTTTCTAGCAGCAGAAAAACCATAAGCCCCCATTTCTGCACCAATGTAATTCCCTCCATAATCACACTCGACAAATGTATGGTTACCAACGACTAATACTGGTGATCCACGGTTAGTCGTGGTATTATCTCCCAATTCGCCAAATCTGTTAAACCCAAGTAACCATACTTGGCCATTGTACTTAATCGCCCCGTAATGCATATACAGCCCCGTTAATCACTACATCTGTATCTGGCAAGTATTGTTCCCACTGAATTCCTTTAACGTCCACACTTGTCTCGTAAACCTGTGTCGGCCTTGACTCCACATCATCAATAATCAATTTCTTATACAGTGCCTTCGCTTTATAATAAACAGACCCTTTTCTCCATGGAAGTACATGATCTGGATGCTTACACGATGGAATCAAAATAATCCAATTATCAAACGCCCCTGCCAAATGAACCGGAGCCGAATCATTACTTATTAATACAGGTGCTATATCTAAAAGTGCTAACAATTCCCCTATTGACAATAGATTTCTAAGATCAATTCCATTCCGTGGGCATTCAACATCTACCGTACCCCTCTTCCCTGGTTCATACGTTGGTGGATCTCCTGGTTCATCCTTTCCTATAATCACTACCACATACCCTAACTCGTCTAACTTATCAATAATCTTCTGCCAATACCAACTAGGAAAAGTCTTACTCTCCCAATGCTTTCCTGGATGTACTAATATCATTTTATCTATATCTTTCCCAACTACCAATTCACCAATCTGTTTCCGATCATTATCGAAAACCTTTAACTTAATCGTCTTTTCCTCATTTGGCAACGTTCTTTTCATTAATGCCATTGCCGAATAATCTACCGTATGACATAACAAATGCGAAACAACGAACCACTGAATAGAATCAGGCTCTGGTAACGTCTTTACCGAATAATAAGGCGTATCTGGCTTAAACTTAAATTCACCGTAACTATATAACTCTATTCCCATTTCCCTTAAATGTTCAAATATTCTCGGCCAATGACTCACTACCACCATTTCATCTTCTGGATATAAATTCTTTCTCATAAATCTTATCGCTGGTTCTGCCTCTACCTGATCTCCTAACCCACCATTCGCTGTAATGAGTACATGTTTTTTATACCTGTACCCGTTCGGTTTGTCACGTTTCCATCTCTCCAAATCATTACTAACTAAATCTTTAACCGTTGATAAAGATGGATAACCAGCATAATGAATGATATACGAAGCAAACCGATCTTCCCCGGTAAACCTATCCATACAAGTCATTCTATTAAACCTATAATGTAAATCATACATTGGAATGTCCATCTTTGCAATCATCATATTCAAATATGACTGTTCGTAAAAATTGCATATTTCCATATCGGGCTTTTTAAACAATTCCCTATGACATCTTGAAATTACCATTACTCCTGTATTGTAATATTTTCCGTTCCACCATGGCAACGTTACTCCATATGCCTTACAAACATCTATTAATAATTCTTTACTTCTGTCAGTAAACCTTGACTCATCAAACGCTCCAAGCCTAAAAATTGGCACTTCCTCAAACAAATTCGGACAATCGTCTCTTATAATTAAATCCGTATCTACATACAGAACCCTGTCGTATTTTTTAAGAAGATCATAAATATGAAATTTTTCCCAATGTGGGGTTGTACGTGAAATGGATTGTTCTGTGATACTTATAAAATCTGCCCCGATTCTGTTGGCATATGCCTTAATGGTAGGATGCGTAAGTTGCGCAATTTGGAAATAATGTTCCCCAATGGCAATTGTTAAAACTAAGTTCATATCCCCCAACCCCCCAAAGTTTTTAACAAATCACTTTCATACCTACCGTTAAATCGGATGCACCAGTACCAGCTCCGTCAATATTGATCCTGAAAATATCATCTATACCGAACGTCTGCACACCGCTAATGACCGCTGGCGTTGCAGCCGTTTCCGTTGTTCTTTCATTAGCATCTATTGTAATCTTTGTAGAGAATATACTTGACCATGTTGGTGATGATTGTGTCGGATCTGTACATTTCAAAATATCTACCGTTATTAATCCAGAACTTGACGGAGTCTTAACAATGGCATACACATCGTCGATAACACCAGCAAATGGCATATGAACCCATGGAGCAACATCGCCAGTTGTTAATGGACCAGGAACAGTAAACACGACTTCCCTAGTAGTCTTTTGTGGGGCTTCATATCCGAACTCTACTGGTAACTGTGAAGATTCCGCATATGCTACCTTACCATACCTATTTACATTTAGAGTCATCCTGAATTCATCAATATAACCCGCTAAATTCCATGAAGCACCATATGCTCCCAACCAGAAATTCACGACCGAACATACTGGATTGCTCAGTGTTACAACTATATCCAGTGTCAACTTCCCTGATGTCCCATAAAAAACTCTTATCTTCTCCCCATCACAATCAACAACAAATTTATACCACGTATTTGATGACCATGAAGTATTATTACCAAGCGTACTATGCTCCCAACCAGTACCGCTCTCTGAAACAAAAATGGCTAATTTGCTGTTTCCCTCATAATTAAAAACCAATATTATTCCTAAACCAGAAGCATTTCCTAAAAAGAATATTGTCTGATTTGATGTGCTTGCATTATTAACCCTAAACCAACCCTCAATCGTAAATTTTCTACCAAGAAAAACATTCGGTGGATTATTTAATCCAACAGCAGTAGATCTTCCCAATATATACGAAGACGATCCAGAAAATGACACGCTCCCAGAACCGAACTTATAAACAGACGTAGAAATCGTAGCGTCAACTGATACCCACAGAAAACCGCCATACTCATCCCATATCGACCCTGAACCATTAGTTCCATCAAATCGCAACAGTGAATGACCTATTTTATGTCCTATTTGAGGTGGCTGAACACCTACCACAGCTATGTCGCTTGGATCACCACCCCACCCCATCGACTGCACACCAGAACCAAACGTTGGTCTTTCGCTGGATTTATACCAATAAAACGCTCCCGCTGATGGTCTATAAACTGCTAAATCACAAACACCGTCGCCATCAAAGTCCGCTGCTACTGGTATATCACCATATTGTCCTAATGACTTTCCATACGGATCTTCACCGCCAGACGGATACACATAAAAAGAATTGGTTGCATAACGATACACAACATGATCCGATTTACCATCTCCGTCGTAGTCCCCCACAAGACCTACATCACCAGTTCTAGAAAAATGAACTACCAACGAAGCATTGTTACTTGGCAATGAACCTGTAACGTAAGCTACAGGAATCTTATAATATCCAGAAGCTGCAATTACACTACCTGTTACCCTAAAGATATTTAGTACACTTCCTGTATTCCTGGCTTGAATTATGACATAACCTTTTGTCGGACTTGTCGAATCATCCCATGTATCAAACCATGCAGTATTATTAATTAGATCTTTGTCTTCGTTGTCAATAAATATTCTTGTAACTGAAGATATAGTAGAATGGTTATACTTAAGATAACCAGAACCTGGATCTGAATCAGTTGTATTAGTACTAAAAATATAAGGAGTTCCACCCCTATCACCTATATCACCAGACCTAGAAAAACTAACCGTTAACTGAGAATTGTTATTGGGTAACGAACCAGAAACATAAGCCACTGGTATCTTGTAATATCCAGAAGCTACGGTTACACTACCCGTTACCCTAAATATATTCAATACACTTCCCGTATCTCTGCTTTGGATTATGACATAACCCCTTGTTGGATTAATTGCATCATCCCATGTATCGAACCAACTAGTTTGGCTATTGCCATTCTGATCCACATTGTCAATATAGATTCTTGTAACTGATGAGATGGTAGAGCTGTTATAACGAAACACTCCATTGCCCGGGTCTGAATCTGTAATCGTAGTGCTAAAATTGTATCGAACCCCACCGCGCTCGCCCTGGACTCCAGTTGGTCCAGTGAGACCGGTAGGTCCACGTAAACCTGTTGGTCCCCTTGAACCGGTAGTTCCCTTGGCACCCGTGGGACCAGTTTTTCCCCTGGCTCCTGTTGTACCCTTTGCTCCCGTAACACCCGTTTTACCACGCGAACCAGTAGGACCAGTTATACCACGATTTCCTTGCGGACCCTGTGGACCCTGTGGACCAGTAGTACCCGTTTTACCTTTAGCACCAGTTACCCCAGTCTTACCTTTGGCGCCTGTTACACCAGTTTTACCACGGGCACCAGTAACGCCAGTCCTACCACGAGAACCGGTTGGACCCGTGATTCCCCTTTGCCCCTGTGGTCCCTGTGGACCCTGGGGTCCTTGCGGTCCTTGCGGTCCAACTGGACCAGTTTGCCCACGCAATCCCGTTGGCCCACGTGACCCGGTTGATCCAGTTCTACCCTTTGGTCCAGTAGTTCCAGTTTTCCCTTTTGCACCGGTTGTACCTTTTGCACCGGTAACTCCTGTCTTACCCCTTGGACCAGTAGGCCCGGTTCTCCCCTGTATCCCTTGTGGTCCCTGGGCACCAGTGATTCCGGTCCTACCACGAGGTCCAGTCGGACCAGTCTTTCCACGTGCACCAGTAGAACCAGTCTTACCCTTCTGTCCCGTTGGACCAACGGGACCAGTAACACCAGTCTTTCCCCTCGAACCAGTAGCACCCTTAACGCCAGTTGGTCCAGTTTTACCACGACTACCGGTTGGTCCAGTTATACCTCTCTGTCCTTGTGGTCCCTGCGGTCCAGTAACACCCCTTGCTCCAGTCACACCTGTTTTACCAGTTATTCCACGTTGACCTTGCGGACCAGTACGACCCGTTGCTCCCATCGCACCAGTTGGACCGGTTTTACCAGTACGTCCCTGTATTCCTTGTGGACCTTGAGGACCTGTTGCTCCAGTTCTTCCACGTGACCCGGTGGGACCGATAGGTCCTGTTACGCCGGTTTTACCACGTGGCCCAGTTGGTCCGGTAGCCCCACGTTGACCCGTAGGACCAGTGCGTCCAGTATAGCCAGTTCTACCACGCAGACCAGTAATACCCGTTTTTCCACGTTGCCCAGTAGGTCCAGTTGGACCCATTGGTCCAGTAGGACCTGTTTGGCCACGTACCCCCTGTGGACCAGTTACACCAGTACGGCCACGAACCCCAGTAGAACCCTTTGCCCCTGTTGCCCCAGTCTTTCCAATCGGTCCAGTCGGTCCCACAGGACCCTGTTGGCCCGTAATACCAGTTTTACCCCTTAAACCAGTAGGCCCTCTGGCCCCAGTTGAACCGGTAGCACCACGTGATCCGGTCTTACCGGTTGGTCCACGTAAACCAGTGGAACCAGTTTTACCCTTCGCACCAGTAACTCCCGTTTTACCCCTTTCACCAGTTACCCCACGTGGTCCAGTAGGACCTATTGGCCCAGTCTGCCCAGTAGTCCCACGAAGACCCTGTTCACCCTGTGGTCCTGTCAAGCCGGTACGACCAGTTTTACCCCTTGATCCAGTAGTACCAGTTTTTCCTGTTCTACCGACAGGACCAGTGGGACCACGTAATCCAGTCGGTCCACGTGGACCAGTAGATCCCGTAGGACCTGTTTTCCCAGTTAAGCCAGTTGTACCAGTTATACCCCTAGCACCCGTAACACCGGTTTTACCCTTGGCTCCCGTGATACCAGTCCTACCAATAGGTCCAGTCGCACCAGTTCTTCCAATCTGTCCAGTGGTACCGGTTCTCCCCCTTGGACCTGTTGGACCCGTTTTTCCAATTGGACCCGTTATACCCGTTCTACCAGCTGGCCCTGTAATACCAGTTTTACCAACAGGACCAGTAAAACCAGTCCTTCCACGCGGGCCAGTGGAACCAGTTATACCTCTGGAACCAGTAATGCCAGTCTTGCCCCTAGGACCAGTAGGACCAGTGGTACCACGAGAACCAGTTACTCCAGTAACTCCACGTATCCCCTGCTCGCCTTGTGGTCCTGTTGGCCCGGTACGTCCAACGTCACCTTTTGGGCCAGTTATACCAGTCCGACCTATTAAACCAGTAGGTCCCGTAGGTCCCCTTGCTCCAGTGTAACCAGTTCTACCACGAGGTCCAGTTTCACCAGTAACACCGGTTGCACCAACTGGACCCGTTGTACCAGTCTTTCCCTTTGGTCCAGTGGGACCAGTTTGTCCCCTAGGACCAGTTGGTCCAATAGATCCAGTTCGACCAGTCTTACCGGTAACCCCTCTCGCTCCGGTATAACCAGTACGTCCAATTGGACCAGTTATTCCTGTACGTCCAGTATGACCACGTGGTCCAGTTTTCCCGGTTGGACCAATTCTTCCCGTAGGTCCTGTCTTACCAATTGGGCCAGTTGGACCAGCTGGTCCAGTAGATCCAGTTACACCACGAATGCCTTGTACACCCTGTGGTCCAGTAGGACCAATGTCACCCCTTTGACCTGTAGGACCAGTTTTACCAATGGGTCCCGTATAACCAGTACGACCAATTGGACCCGTGGGACCGGTAGGACCAGCACGCCCAGTTGGTCCAGTTATGCCGGTTCTACCAGTTTTACCAGTTGGTCCAGGTGGGCCTCCGTATGGACCAGTCGGACCAGTTGGTCCGCGCACTCCGGTTGGACCAATTGGCCCAATTGGGATTTCTATGATATGCGAAATTACTTCTTGGGGTTCAATAATAATGGAGGGATGTTCAATCTGGACATGCGAAATATATTCTGTAATAATTAAAATATGTCCATCACTCATTCGTGCCCCCTCTCCCGTACAAATAAGACCGCTTCATTAGTAGCACCCTTTGCAAATTCAGCCCACCGTTTGCTGTTGCCGGGACCAGTAATGGATGACATGAATTCTATGGCCTCCTTAAAATTTGTATTAATCATAATGGCACGCATACATGCCAAACGTGCCTCATCACCACGATATAAATTGAATAAACAAATAGCCTTCATTAGCCATGCATCTGCCATTTCCGGCGCCCAGTAGGCCACCTCAAGATACCTATCATACCAATAGAGGGCAGTAATGTAATCCTGACGGTAGTAGTATTCCCTGGCTAGATAAAATTTTTCCCTTACACAATTCGGATTTTTCCGTACCTCCTTTAGCAATATCCTTAGTGCACGATCCGGATCCTGTTTGTGTGCTGGGCTGTAATCATAATAAACCACAATGTCATGATTATTATCCTCGACAATACTTAGATAATTATGGATTGCACCAACCCAGTACACATCAGGATCACGTTTGTATACCCTTGGCTGTCTATGCCATCCGAATCCACCAGTGTCCCTCACAATACATGATATAGTCTTAAAGCCTACACTCTTACGTATTGCTTCACGTATCTTCTGGATTCCACACGGTTCTAGATATTCATCAGCATCTATTGTAAGTACCCAATCGCCAGTGCATTTTGATAATGAAAAGTTTCTGGCCTCAGCAAAATTATCATTCCATGTATATTCACCAACGATATACTTAGAAGTGTATTTACGTGCAATTTCACCAGTTGAATCTGTACTACCAGTATCCACAATCACAATTTCATCAGCATCTTTGACAGATTCTAAACACTTCCCAAGTAAAACCTCTTCATTTTTAACGATCATTGATACAGACAGTTTCTCCCCCATAGTACCCCCATCAATATTATGTGGTGATTTCCCTGGATAATGTTACCCTTCCCTCCAATAATCTCGTAACTCTGCCACTGACGACATTTTCAAGTTCCAAGTCATACATTGCTTCATCAAAGTCCAGGGCACGAGTCTGACTCGCTGTAATTAAAATATCAATAGTGCCACCACTCCCACCCAATGTGATACCACCAGGATTAGGCGGAGTAGTATTACTCGTCAACCACAAAATATGGTCGGAATATTTCGGTGATAGTTTAATCTTCATCGAGGCGGAATAATCAGTTAAATCAACAGGTGTTCCATTCGGTTGTTTCCATGTGATTCTTCTAATAAAATCTGCCCCCTGCTCTATGGTAAAATCATATTTTCCAGCCCCCATGTCTACCTCCTATAGCGCCATAAGTGCAAGTATAATTTTATCAATACGTACGAAGTACGAATGGTATTCCACAACTCCTTCCTCGGCACGCTTAACCATAAATGCCCGTACAATTCCCACAATAACAGGAACACCATTTTTAAAGGCAAATACTGGTGCCCCAGAATCACCCGGATACACTATCACATCCGATGTAATATCGTGCAAATTAAAGAACGGCAACGCATCAATTTCCCCACCACATGCAATCGGTTTAATGGCCAACACCTTACCATTCCGAACTTCGTGATACCAAAACAACTGGTCATTTTCACGTTTATATGTTATAATAGATATAGCATCGTCCTTGGTGAGTAGGTCTATCCTACCACGTTCGGTGATAGTTAAGGTTTGAGCCAAATCATACCCTAATGGTTTTTGGGCAATCCAATTGCCAATAACCTCCAATATTGCCATATCCAATATTTGGTCGATCCATACTATTTTGGCCGATACGAGGTATTGGTTTGTATTTCCAATATGTATTACCTTATTGTGTTCCACCAGTAGACGTGTCTGATAAAATACATACTTTGCAACCTGAACTTCTATAATATCTGGCATAACAACATGTGCCGCGGTAATAATTCGACCACCTTTCTCAACGAATCCAGTACCCGATATGGCGAATGTACCACTAACCTTTTTATATTCATGCTTTAACATTTTTTCGTTCCATATTGGAACGACTGACATACCTGTACCAATTGTGAAAATACGCACAACACTCTCGCTGAGATCAACGATATGATCTTGGCTGACCCCATGGAATTCCTTAATCGTTCCGTGTTTCTTGTCGTACTGAAATGCGGTGGATGGTGCAATTAGTACAATCAGGAATAGGACATATGCCAATGTTTTCTTCATGAGGTGAGTCCCCCCTTGTTAGTATTGGTTCTCATTAAATTGACTAGCCTCTGACAATCGTTTACGTTCCTCAATCATTTCCTCTGCTGTTTGTATCAATTCATTTAGGGCAATCATGGCAGAGGCACACCCACGCATGAAATGATGCCTGATGTCAAAATTCGCATCTTCTGGATCTGGAGACATAGATAATGTATTCAACCCCATTTCGTTTGCAGTATCAGCGACCCACCTCATGAACTCAATAAACGCAACATTTTCCTTGAGTTGTGCAACAGCCATAAGTGTCTTCAATTCGATGTTGAACATGTATTATTCCCCCACATATAATGTTACATTTCCGCTGGTCCCCCTCGTTTCTCGAACAGCCTATTCTCCGTTCCCGCAGGAGTCGCACCTGCAAGGTCTAGGTTTTTGGTAACGTTGCCTGTATTCCCAAATGATCCGCCAGAACTACTAGGCGGTGCAACACTTGTGGGTGGTACTTGTGGTACTAATCTGGTTGCCCTAGGAATACTTTTGACGGCAGATAGAAACCGTTCTGGGTCTATGTCATGAGCCTTAGCGACTTCTTCGAGTAGGTATGCACGCCCTTCGATACCGGTAATCTGTGAATCCGTTGGGTTATTAGTTATATTGAGGAACTCCAACATGCGTACAGATTTTTCCTGTTTTTCAATAAGTGCAGAACTACCCATCGCGACCAGTTTTATATCACCAATACGATCACGAAATTGTTCGTCCTGTAATAATTCCTCATACGCAAAACTTACCGATGGTATGGTAATGTACTGGTCAATGTTGCGTACCACACCCTTAATGGCACGGGCGGCTTGGGTAATAAGCATGGATAATCCAGATGCTGTATTACCACCACCACCAACCTGTGGATCTCCGTGAGCATATGCCGGAATGCCAGAGTGCTCATCAATCATCTTAGAGAACGCACTAAAGGCGTACATGATTTCTTGTGCGTGCATATTGGGTTGCCAGAAGTTAATGGCAGGTCCAGTTTGCATCATACGGTTATGAGTAAACCACCTTTTCCATGGAGTAATAGTAGTGTCCGCATTTTGACCACCAACTAATCTTTGAATATTAATTTCGACCTGTGGACCAGACCCCATACTGATATTGTTTACCAGTGCCCTGGCAAAGGCATTACATGCCTGTGCCGTACCCTCGACACGCTCTGGCAAAGCCCTTCCCCAGAATGAATCTGGTATGACATCATATGATGTGGTAGCATACGGTTTTCTTCCGAACTTGTTTTCGTTAATGGTGACCTTAATGAGATGATTCCCTATCAATACTGCCGAAATATGGTAATCCATATCTGGGTCTTGAATTTCCATATCGGACATGCCCCATTCAATAAGGAGTCGTCCGGGAACCGTGCCCCAATATATTAACGCATCAATCTTGTCAGATTCGTACACAGCCATCGGTTCCCTACCCTCTAATTCAGCCCGTTGTGCTTCTATGCCAGTCCAATCACGGTATCCAGATGTGGTGAACTCACGTAATACGGCCCGTATCTCATCCTCCCTATACCCCTCAACCCCGATAAGATCATACAAGTCTGTTCTCCTATAAGATGCATGTTCAAATAAATACCCATCATCTATTCCGCGTGAATCTGGTTCTGGGTAAATATCAAATGGCGATACCCTTTCATATTGTGTGACAATTTGTCGTTCCACCACAACCTGTTCATTACCGAATTCATCGACACGTATGGTTTGAACTGGTTTATATCGATGGATTGGCCCCTTAATAAATCCATTCTTTACCACAACAATGTCCCATATAGCCTCATAGAGTGCCTCGTACCATCCACCCTCTGTTAGAACATCGTTAAGGGCACGTTCAATAGCCTCTGCTTTTTCTACTACTTCTACCCTAACCATCTT